GATCGAGCCGTCTGGCGGCCCGTTCCGCCGCCTTCCACGTTCACGTTGATGTCGCCGATGTTGGTGACATGGCCGCCCTGGTTGTGGTAGGTCGGCCGGCTGCCGGCGTTCATCGCCGTAAGTTGACCGGCGAAGCGGCGCGTCGTCGCCGCGCTCATTACCATTTCGCCGGGCGAGAGCATGGCGGGGATCACGTCCGTACCTCGCGGGCGTCCGCCGCCCGCCAAGAAGGCCATCCCGCCGTGGGCGGCCGTCATCGGGCCTTCCTCGGCCTGCGGCGGCTGGACACTGCCCGCCGCGGCAGCCAACTCCGACATGGCATCCGCAGCCGACTCGATGGTTGATTGGAACGTGGCCATCGCACTGTTGGCCTGGTTGATGGTCCCGGTGGTCTGCGAGAACCGGCTGGTGATGTCCTGGACCTGCTTGCCGGTGTCAGGAAACGCCTGCTTCAGGCCGTCGATGCCCTCGGTGGCCCCCTTCATCTGCTGATCCAGGTTGGGGTATTTCGACTGGACGCCCCGAAGCCGCTCGGCGTAGTCGAACATCTCCTTGAGGGTCTTGAGGTTCGCTTCCGTGCGGTCGAAGTTCAAGTCCAAGGACCAGGGCAGGTTCTTCTTCAAGTCCTGGGTTTTGGACACCAGGTCGTCGAGCGCCTTGGGCTCGATCTTCAGGGGATGCTTCTGCATCTCCAGGATCGCTTCATTGATCTCGCGGAAGCTCGTGACCGCCGCCTGCAAGTCCGCCTTGCCGGTGGTGCCGAACACGCCCGTGAGCATGTTCAAGCCGACCTTCGTGGCCTGCCAGGCGCCGACGGAGCCCTCCTGCTGCACGGCCAGGTTGGCGTTGATCTGCCGCTGGCGGCTTTCGATCTGCGCCAAAGCGTCTCGCTGCTGATCGTAGGCTTCCTGGACCGCCCGGGCCGCTTGTGCCTGCTGCCGCGGATAGTCCTCGGCGGCCTTGAACTGCTCTTCAATGGTCTTGCCGATCAGCCTGGCGTGGTCGCCACCCACGAAGACATCCAGGTTGATCCGGCCCAGGCCCGTGGTGATCCGTTCGTTCAGCTTGGCCAGAGACGCGGGGGCGACAAGCAGGTCGCGGACCTCGGCCTTCGTGACGGCTCCCTCCATCGTCTCACGCATCTTGCGTTTCATGGCGTCGAAGTTCAGCCAGTCGGACATCTCCCACTTCTTGCTGGCGAACATCAGCCCTTGGAACTCCTGGATGGCCGCCTTGGTCTTCGCAATAGCCTGCTCGCGGTCCGGTCCGGCAAGAGGCTGATTCTTCTTGTCGAACAGGTCCATGTCCTTGGAGATTGCCTTGGCCAGCTCACGCATCCGCGTGACGTTCCGCTCCTCGTCGGCCGCGGCGTCCGACGCCGCCTTGGCCTGCTTTTGCTTGGAAGCCCGCAAGCCTTCGTTGGCCTCCAGCTCGCGTTGCAGGACGCCCTCAATCGCCCCTTCGGCTTCCTGCTGCCCGAGGGTGTCGTGCCGGCGCTGGGCAATCTGCATCGACTCCGCGGCGAAGGCTTGTGCCCGCTTGAAGATGCTCTGGGCAATGTCGATGTCCTGCGGCGTCTTGGCCTTGGACATCATCTCCTCGGCCTGGCGCGCCAGCGTGAAAGCCTGGCCGGCGAAATCCTTCTGCTGTTCCCAGGTGCTCTTCCACTGGCTCTCGTACCAGCGGAAGCGGGTGTCCGCCAGGGTGCCGGCAATCTCCGTGCCCCGCTTCATCGAATCCGAAATGGCGCGGTCGGCTTCATTGGCCAGGTTGCGCAGGACGTGGACCTCCTTCTCGGCCTCGTCCACGATCTTGAGCATGGTGGCGTGCGAGTCGTCCGTCAGGCGTTTGTTGTCCACCTGGGTCTCGTCCACCATCTTGAAGTAGTCTTTGCGGCGCTCGGTCAGGGCTTGCTCGGCCCGCTGCACGACGGCCTGGTTGGCGCGGTCTTCCTCCTCGATGCGCCGCTGGTTGACCTGCTCGATCGCGCTGAGGCGGTCGGATTCCGCCTTGCGGAACTCCTCTTCCGTCTGCCGGATACCCTGAATGATCCGCGTGTTGGCGAAGTCGAAGGCGCCGTAGGCCAGCATCGCCACCATGAGGCCGTTGATCGCCAAACCCAGGGGACCAAGCCCCAAGGTGGCCAAGCGAGCCGACATGGCCATCGAGCCCAGGGCGACGGCGAAGCCGCCGAACGCCGTCACGCCAAGTCCCAGCACGGGGATCAAGGCTTTCACGGCCGCGCCGATCGCATCCGCGCCTCCGACGACGCCCAGGAACTTGTTTGTGGCCTCGACAATCGCCGCGCCCAGGTCCGTGGTAAGGAACGTCTTGAACTTGTTCAACTCCGCAAGCGTTTTCTGCGCGTCGCTCTCGATGAACAGCTTGTACTTCTCATTGAAGGTGGCGACGCTCGTTTCGCGGAGGTGCTGTACGGCGTCGGCCGTCCGCTTGCCGCTGTCATCCGTCTCGCGCAAGGCCCCGCTGATCGCCCGCACGTTGGGGATCAGGCGGGCGAAGGCCGCCATGTTCTCGTCGGTGCTCTGCCGCAGCCTGACCAGGGCCCCTTCGAGCCCCAGGGCCGCGATCATCTGCGGGCCGGACTCGTATCCCAGATCGTGCAATTCCTTCTTCAAGTCCTGCGACGGCTTGAGCAGCGCCATCATGGCGGAACGCAGGGCGGTGGCTGCCTCGGCCGGTTTGACGCCCGAGACGGTCAGCGTGACCATCATGGCGTTCAGCTCGTCGAGGCCCACACCCAACTCACTGGACACGGCCGTGACGCGGCCCAGGACCGAGGCCAACTCCTCGCCCCGCACCCGGCCAATCTGGATCGTGGCAAAGAACTTCGCGGCCACCTGCTCGGCCTGGCTGGACTGCATGTGGTAGGCGTTGAGAGTGCCCGCAATCAGGTTGACCGCCTGCCCGGCATCCATGACGGCCACTTTCGACAGCTTGAAGGCCGCCGTCAGCACGTCCGTCTGTTGCGCGGTAGATGCGAATTGGTTGGAAATGGCCTGATACTGCGCCTCGGCCACCTGCGCCAGCGGGACGTTGAACTCCCGGGACAGATTGGCCACGCTATGCGAGATCATGTCCAGGCTGTTGCTGACGCCGGGAGAGATCGACTGGATTTCGGCGATCCGCGTCATAAACTGAAGGTTGCTGTCGAACGCCTCGTGCATCATGTCGCGCAGGGCGCTCATGGCCCGCACGATGGCCTGCGTCATCACGACGCGGCTCAGCGTCTCCCAGGACACGACGAACTTGGCCGCCGCCCGGTCGGCCTCTTCAATCGACGAGGGATCGACTTCGGGCTTGATCTTCGGTCCCTTGGCAGCCCCGCCGGTGGTCTGCTCGCCGACCGCAGGGCCGACCGCCGCCTGGCCGGTGGCCCCGGTCGCTTGTTGCTGCTGCTGTTGCGCGGAGAAGGCCGCCTGGAGCTTCGACATGGCGGCGGCAGCCGAAGCCGCGCCGGAGGCAATGTCCTTGAGGACCTGGACCGTCTCGCGGCCGTGCTCGTTCCACACGGACATGGACTCGGCCACGCGGCTCAACTGCGCGTCGAAGCCGTTCAAGGCTTGGTCCATCTTGGCCAGCGCCTCAAGGCCGGCAGAGGCGTCGAAGCCTAGCTGTTGAACAATTTCATCAGCCATTACCGCACCTTGATCTTCGTGGACTTCAAGCACTCAAACGGATTCGGCAGCCGCACACCTTCAGCAAACTTGCGGAACGCCGCTTTCCCTTTTTCCTGGAAGTCGTAGGGGCCGGGCTTCTTGAGGTGGAAGCCCCATTGGGTGGCGTCGAAATACTCGTTGATAATCAGCCAGGGCAGCGTCGTGCGGTACTGGAAGACGTAACGGCCCCTCGCTTCGTCGGTCTCCAGGGAACCACTGCTTTCCGCGATGCCGCGGCCAATGCGGCTGGGGGCCGCGGGAAAAATCGGGATGTTGTACTCGACGTTGCGGGCCAGCGCCAGAAAAGTCGCCCGCGACGCACCGCTCCACACCGGCACCTCCGCGAGCACGGTCGCTTCCAACCACTGCACGATCGCCTGGGCCAGCGCCTCGCGCAGATGCCTGTCCAGCGTCCGGCGGTACTTCTCCATGTCGATGCCGAGCGCCGTCAACGTGCCGGTGAACTTCATGGTCAGGAACCTCCGCTGTCTTCCGCACGGGGCCTCCTTGCCCCCATCAAGAGAGCTTCCCGCTCAGCCTCGTCGTAAGCGCGCGTCTGGTCGAAGGCCACGATCAGGGCTTGCGTCTGAACGTCGCAATCGTCCCAGGCCGGCTTGACGCCGGGCGGAAGAACGCCTAGGCGCTCGCAGGAGCACCAGACGGCATACTCTGCGGTCCGGCGGGGAGGCCAGAGGATGCGAGCTTCGGTTCCTGACCAGCAAGAAAAACCTCGCGGGCCTTCTTCAGTTTCGTCTCGTCGAGGCAGTTGGCCTCCAGGACGAGATTCATCACCCGCTGGCACTCGATGTCGCTCAGGCCGCCCTCGCGCAGGTCCGTGGACCAGTTCTTCCAAGTGCTGGGGTCGGCCACGCTGACCGTATCCCACTCGATCTGGCTCGGTTCCAGCGATTTCACGATCATGTAGCCGAGCCGAGTCTGGCCCCATTCGACCATGACCTGATGATAGGTCGGGTCGTCGGGCATTGGCACCCAGCCGTCGCGGGTCATCTTGCCCGGCGGGGTCGGCCGCGGGCACAGGGCCTCGAACTCGTCCATGCTGGGAACGGGTTGGGCGCGGAGCACGATCTGCTGGTCGCCGCGGGGCAGGACCAGAAACACTTCGGTAGGCAGGCTCTTGGGATCGACGCCGCCGATCTTCATTGGATCTTCTCCCTCGCAAAAGAGCACAGGAATCGGCAGCGCCGGCACCGGTGCCGGCGCTGGAAAGCCAATCGGCTGATTGGCAAAACCGGCCATTTCAGAAAGAGGGCCGGGGAGTCGTTACACGTTGTCGCAGTCCGTGCCGCGGTAGGTGGTCGGCTCCTTGGCCAAGCATTTGCCGGTGAGCACGATGGTTGCCGCGTTGTAGTTGATCTCGCGGGTCTCGGCGCGGAACATCGGGAACAGGTTCGTCTCCCGATTCACCGGAGCGCACGGCGGGTTGTACTCGCAGAGCACGTCCACGCAGTAGGGCTCGCAGGAATCGGGCGAGGAACTGACCCACTCGGCGGCACTGTTGACGCCCTTCAAGGCGTCCATCGGGCACACCGCCTCGCCGGTGCCGTTGGTGATGTGCTCGTACACGGCGTCCACCTTCACGTCCATCGGCACGTCCTTGGACTCGCGCACCGTGTCCAGCCAGCCGCGGTCGAGCAGGTAGGTGTAGTCGCGGTGCTCGGTGTAGGTCAGGTTGCCTTCGCCGATCTTGACGTAGACCTCCTGCGACTTGAAGATGATCGCGGCGTTGGCCGCATACGTGCCCGCACCCAAAGGCGGCGAGAACGTGATGCTCGTGGTGCTGCCACCGCCGGTCGGTGCCGTGCCGGCCGTCGTCTCCGCGATGGCGACGGTGGGATTGGTGCCGATCAACTCGGACGTGTCCGCGGTCAAGAGGGACTGCGGCGCGTTGGCCAGCGTGCCTTGGAACGTCACGGTGTAGGTGCCGGGCGTCCCGGTCACGACGACGTTCCCGGAAGCCCCCACCAGAGGAGCCAACGCTGCGGCGATCTCCGTGGGGTCGGCGTTATAGGCCAACTCGGTGGTCTGGCCGCTGCCCCAGAACATCTTGAACGTGCCGCCCGTGGCGTTCTGCACCGCCACCGACTGCACTTCGTTCGCGCCGCCGGTGCCGGAGCCTTGCGTGCGGCCCGTGACCGTGTGGTTGAGCTGGTTCGTCTCGCCCGCGATGTTGAAGCGCGCGCCGACGGGGACCAGCCCGGGGTTGAGGCTGTTCAGCGCCACCGTGCCGATCGACAGGGTGGTGCCACCGGCGACCGGTGCTGTCGCGGGGCCGACTGCGGACCCCTTCAGACCATCCCTCATACGGATAGTGCAGTATTTCAGTTCGATGCGAGCCATGTCGATGGCCTCCTGTTGGTCCAACTGTTCACGGTATGTACATCACGTAGCGAGAGTCGATCATCACCTGCTTCTGCCGGTCCGTTTGATCGGTCTGCCCGAAATGAAACACGCGCACGGCGTCGTTGCGCCCGCTGCGGGTCAAGAAGCAGCCCACCAGGCCGCCGTCGTCGCCTTCCTCCTTGCCCAGCCGGAGCATCGGCATGGGGTCATCCAGCCGCTCATGGAACCTGCCGACGACCGTGATGATGTCGTACTGGTTCGCGTTGTTGTCGTACCGGCTCGTAAAGAGCAGGTTGATGTCGAGACTCACCTCGTAGTAGTCGTTGCTCAACTCCTTCGTGAAGGGGCCCGACATCCGAATCTCGACTCGCTGCGGCGCCTGCTCAAAATCCGTTGTCCGCTCGTCCAGCCCCTCCACCAATGCCGGAATCTTCAGGTCCTCGGCGAGCCGTTTCAGCACGGTCGCCACGGACGCGAAGCTCCAGCGCGCCCAATTCGGATTCACGGCCATCGGGACACCTATTTTGTTGCAGCGGGATTGGAACACAGGGCAAGGCCGTCAGCCGCCGCGACCCGATACTCCCTTGCGCTCTCGATGCGGCCTTTCAACTCCTTCGCAATCACCAGCCAAGCCGTGTCGTACTCGTACTCGGTGATGCTCTCGATGTCGTAGTGCCGGTCGTTGAAGACGATCCAATCGTCTTTGGCCAGCACCAGGTCGGCGGGAACATCATGCCGGTCGATCAAGAACTGCCGGCCGCTGGTGTCGAAACTGCTCCCCTGGACGATCGCCCGGTTGGCCGTCATCGCGCCGGCGTTCTGCCGCACCTCCCGCTGCGTCTTTGCGGGGAGCACGACCACGCGCTTGATCTTCCACTGTTTGATCTGCCAATATGTCTCGCCGGTCCGCGGGTCCGTCTGGACCTGGGCCTTGCGACGCACAACCACGGTCGCGCCGTGCTGGCGCTTGTGAATGTACAGCGACAGCCGCATGAAGCGGTTGTGGAGCGGATTGGCCTTGCTCATGGCATCAGCCACCTTCGGCGCATTGGCGACGCAAGGGGCATTCACGGCCTTCCAAGACCTTTTCCACGCGCTCCATCATGGCGGTGTTCTGCGCGATCACGTCCGCGCAGCGCTCGACCATCGGCAACAGCACTTGACGCTGTTCGTCTTCCAGTTTCGAGATTCGCTTGCTCATGCGCAATTCGCGGAGCCAGTTCTGCCAGAGGAAGAAGCCCACCACCAGCACCAGTGGCCCGTACTGCTTGAGCAGCAAGACCAGATCAGTCCATTCCATGTCAGGGCCTCCGCTCGGAAAGTCGGAACATGAGAAAGTCCGCCTGGCCCGGATCGCTCCGGGCCAGGCGGCTCGTTACCTTGCAACGGCAGGGCTTAGCCCTGGAGGACACAGCACAGGTTGGTGTCCAGGATGGCGACCCCGGCGAGGATGTCGAGGTTGACCACCGTCCCGCCGCCCGTGATGCTGTACTGCATCGACACCCTCATGGCGATGTCGTTGTAGACACCGACGTGAGCCAACACGCCCATCGCGTTGTTGGGGATGGCCAACGGACGGGTGACCAGGGCGATGGCGTTGCGGTGGAACGCCATGTTCAGCGCGCCGGCGGGGCCCGGATAGCACGGGTCCGTGTTGCTCAGGGCCAGTTCCAGCGGGCGATCCAGGTAGACGGCCTGGTAGCCGCCGACCGGGTTCGGGTTCCCGGAGGCGTCCGAGACGTAGGACTCGATCACCGTGTAGTTCCGGCGGTTGCTGCCGGTGCCGAAGGCGACCAACTGGCCGATGGACGGCGGGTTGGTGTAGCCACTCAACTGCACGGAGGCGACCCAGCCGGCGGCGTAGCTGCCGGCCACGGCGCACGCCTTGTAGCAGGCGTACTGGGCACCGGCCTGCGTGGCGTACTTGTTCGCCTCGTTGAGGGTCGCGGTGCTGTGGTCGGTGGCGACCGCCGTGACGTAGGTCGGCTGATCGTTGCCGGCCACGACGAGGAACTCGCCCACCACCGGGTTGTGGGCTGCGTCCACGGTCACGGCCTGCGCGCCGCTGCCCGCGGCGGCCAGGGCGTTGGTGACGGTGCCCAGCGACACGTCACAACTGGTCTGCTGAACGGCATTGACGTTCTGGTCCATGTACGTGTCGAAGCCAAGGATGCGGCCGAGGGTGGCGCTTTCCAACGCCGTCCCGAAGTCGCCGCGTTGCTGGGCCGCGATGAACAGCTCGTTCTTCAACAGGGCCGTCTCGCTGATGGGGGCGAGCACGAGGTTGCGCCCTTCCAGCGGAGCCTTGTTGACGTTGAGCTGTTCGCGGGCCTCCAGCACGAAGTCCTTGCTGTTGTCCGCGGCCAGGTTGCCCAGCCGGCCGACCCGCTGGGTCGGGCTGCCCAGGAACCCGTGGACGCGGCCCAAGACGGCCCGGTCCACCGAACGGGCAATCGTCATCATGCCCGGCCGGAGGTAGATGTCCACCAGGTCTTGGAACGACTTGCTGGCCTCGCCGTCCTTGATGGTGAAGCTGGTGTAGAACCACTGGTCCAGGGGCACCTGGACGTTCGTGGCCGAGGCGTCCTGGCTCTGGAGCGTGGTGCCGTCCTGCTTGCGGCGAATCTGGAACGTGCCGGGCCGGCGGGTGTTCACCACGTCGCCGAACTGGCGGATTTCGTTCTCGAAGTCGCGGTGGACCAGGTTGGCGATCACCATGTTTTCCTGGAGGATCGCCAAGCCTTCCGCGGCCCACAGCTCGGGAACGAAGGCGGTGTTGTCGTTGTCGTAGCAAGCGACCACCGCGGGGGAAAGGTACAACGGATTCATCGTTGAAACTCCATGTGTGTGTCAATCGGAGAGCACAAGACACCGCAACGTGCGGCATCCCGAACGACAAACCCCTGATGGAAACGCTAGCGGCCGGTCTTGCCCTTCTTGGGCGGGCGCAATCCGAGAAGCTCAGGGTTCTTTTCCCGGATTTCCATGTACTGCTGTTGGGTCAACTTCCGTGGATCGACTTTGCCGCCGCCTCCCGACGCAAGGCCGCCGGTTGCCGCACTCGACCCGATGCCGCTGACGACGCCGGACTTGAAGAGGTTGCCGTAGGTCTGCGCCAACTCCTTCATCCGCTTCACAGCGCTCTCGGGCGTGTGCAGGGTCACAGTCGGCTCGCCGGTGTTCGGATCGGTGTCCGGGAAGTCCACCACGACCTTGAATTTCCCCGTGCCCTTGCCCGTCTTCTCGTCCGTGATCTCGGTCAGGCGGGTCATGGGGCGCAACACGGACATCACCGTGTTGGTGTTGAACGCATCGCCGCTGACGGCCGCGTCCTGCAAGGCCCGCTCCACCGTGCCCTCACGGTAGCGCTGTTCCCACACCTCGCGGGCCTTCTTTTCGTCCGCCAACTGCTTCGTGTACTGCTCTTCGACCTGCTTCCGCTCGTGGGCCACCTGCTGTTCCTTCGTCCGCGTTTCCTTCCGCAGGTCTTCCAACTGCTGGGCCAACTGCTCGCGCTCTTGGATGGTCAGGTTCTTCGACGCCGACACCTCCTCCAGCATCTTCTCGACCCGCTGCACCTGTGCCTGGTGCTTGCGGCGGTCCTCGGCCAACATCCGGTTGACATCCTCCTGGGTGAAGCGGGAGTCGGCCGCTCCGGCACCCGCGCCTCCGCCCCCGGCTCCGCCCGCGCCGGCCCCGGGGCCAGCGGCGGCTGCCGCGCCCGCGCCCGCGCCTGCGCCCGCCCCGGCTCCCGCGCCAGCGCCAGCGCCGTCGCCACCCTCGCCGTCGAAACAAGCCACCACCGCACGCGACAAATAGAGAGACTGCATCGCTGTTCTCACTCCCACGATTGAGGTGTAGACGCCGAGCGTCGTGGTCCCCAGGCGTCTCAAAGCCACGGCCTTAGAATGGGCCGCCGTGTTGGCCCAGCATTGGAGCCCGGCACGCGCCAGGCTACGAAACTCGGGACAATCGCACGGCCTGGTCGTCGCGCAGAAACGGCTTCAAGAGCGACCAGGCCAAGGGGTTCGGCACCAGGTTAATCAGGTGCTCGATCGGCACCATGCTCCGCTCGTAGTGCGTCCGCACCTCGGCGTAGCCTTGGGCCGTCACTGTCAGGTTCTCCAACTCCATTTGCGGGTCCACGCCATCCAACAGACTGTAGGCCAATTCGTACTCGGCCATGCGGATGGCGTCCGGGACCGTCGTGTCCGAGCCGCGGGGCAACTCCAACGGCTGACTCGCCTCGGCGGCACGTTCCCCCTGCCGATATTGCTCTTCGCTCCGCCAGTCAACCGCATTATCGGTCGGATCGCGCCACGGGGGCGCCGTTTGCCGGCGGTACACCCAGACCGCGTGCTTGTCGCCCTTGAACGCAAGGTTGTCGATCAGCCGGCGGGCCGACAACAGGGCCTTGTTCTGTTCAGTGGGACAAGCATCGTCCCAGGCGTCCGAATGCAGGCGGCCGGCGAAGTAGCCGTTGGCCTCGTCGAGACTGCCGTAGATGTCCGCGTTGATCGCCATTGACCGCCTCCTACACGGGCATAAGCCAGTCAAGTTGCATTCGTTCGCGCTCGGCGTACCAGCCCTTGCCCCACAGGTCGGACAACATCTGGAAATACTCTTGGTAGCGCCAACGGATGCGATCCATGCTGTAGTTGGTGACCGCCCGCCGGTGGATGTACTCGCGGTCCAGCGTCGGGGCGTTGCGGGCCGCGAACAGGAAATGGTCCAGCGTGCGGCAGCGGAAGCCGGTCTTGCCGTGCTCCACCGTCTCCGGGAACGCGCCCCAATCCGTCGTGATGGCCGGGGTGCCCGCCATCTGCGATTCCACAGCCACGGTCCCGAAGGGCTCGACATATATCGTGGGGACAAAGGTGGCGATAGCATGTCCGTAGAGTTGAGCCCGCTTGGCTCCCGTGACGCAGCCGACGTATTCCAGGTTGTCGCCTTCGTAGACCTCATCGTCCGTGGCGTAAATCCGGTTGCCTTCCACCTTGAGGCAGCCCTGCCCGGCGATCTTGAGCTTGACCCCGAGCCGCTTGCAGGTCTCCACGGCGATGTTGATGCCCTTCCGCTTGACCAGTCGGCCGATGTACAGGTAGTAGTCGCCCTTCTCGGCCCGGAATGGATAGTCGGCCGGGTTCAGGTAGTTGGGGATCACCACGTCGTAGAACTTGCCGTCCGGGTCGTAGCCGCCCTGCACACCCCAAATCTTGTGCATGTGGGAATAGGACTCGTAGACCCGGTACTTGGCGAACGGGCCGTTGTAGCCGATGCCGTACTCCACGGCCGGCATGTCGTCGCCCACGGCCTGCACCAGGGGCAGGTTCATCACGCCGGCAATCAGGCACAGGAAATCACCGGGCCGCTTCCGCTTGTTGATCTCGGCCGCCGCGCGCGTGTTGAGGACCTGCCAGTACGGTGCCTGGCCAGTCCAATCGACCTCGTAGAGGGTGTCGGGATTGAACTTGCCGAACCATCCTTCCTGTTCGGCCCTGGACAGGATCGTCACGTCTTCGACGCAGCAGTCCTGCACCTGGCTCCCTTCCGCCCCATAGTGGAAGACCTCGTGGCCGAGGCTGCCCATCATCTGGCAGAAATGGAGCACCTTCGTCGTGAACGCACACGCCGTATGGACCGGGCTGGTCTGCGTGTGCGGCAATGCCACAACATGGAATCGCATACTGGTCTCTCTCCCGCATGAAGCAAATCAGGACTTCGGGTACTGGCTCTTGACGCCCGCCACCGTGTCTCGCCACACGGCCGTGCCGTTCACCTGATCGTGGAAGATCATGTCGAGTTGGTCGGCTAGCGCCGGGTAGGTCACTCGCCGCAGGTCCCGATACTCCGTCGCCTTTTCGGCGGACGTGCGCGGGTCAGGATCGCCCGGCTTGCACGTATTGGCGGTGAAACGAATCTCGAAGCCAGGGTACAAACCCGTTAGGTCCTGCCCGTCATCGTGGGTCGCAAACACAACGCCATTTTGGAGCACGATCTGCATGTTAGGTCGTCGTGATAAGGGAGTTTGCGTTGCCCACCGTGTTAAGCGCGGGGCTGTAATCCGTCCCGTCGCTTTGCGTCGAGATGTTGAAGACCACAATCAGGGACTCGTCGCTTGCCGACGCGCCGGTCGTATTTCCGCACAGGACGCCGGCACCGAGAAGGATAAAACTCGATCGTGTTGCCATGATGCCGGTAGCACAACCGGTTACAGCCATTGATCCTAGATTCGCAGCCGAACCGGAGTTGGTCGTTTGTATCCCAACCTGGCTGCTGCCGCTGACGCAATTGACACCACCCAGATTCGACAAAAAGCCGTCGCTAATCATCGCTCCGTAAGCAAAGCCCGAGAGACCAACATTGCTGACAAACACCCCGCAGCCGGCTGCCGCAAGCGTTGAGCCGCCGGGCGTCAGGTTGATACCGGTGTAATTGCTGGATGCCGGGCCGACAAGGACAAGGTTTTTCAACGTCAGGTTCGAGCCGACATTGAAACCAGTCCCCGAAAAACTCAAGATGCTCTTGATGACGGTGATGGTAGCCGTTAAGGAACCACTGGCGATTCCCGCTCCCTTTTCAAGGACTGCAAGCGTTATGGTACTGGCACCGACCGCCGTGATCTTATGGCAGCCAACCATCGTCAAAGGCACCATGCTGCCGGTTGCCGTCACAATCAACGCATAGTCACCCGCCGCGATGTTGGCGACACTGCTAACATTGAGCACGACGCTCCAATTACCGGCGCTCCCACTGGAACTCGCTACCGACGTTGACGAAATGCTGTAAGTGTTGATCCCCTGAATGATGATCTGGGACCCGCACGGATGCACATACGTGATGGCCGCAAGCGACGTGTACGTGCCATTGTTGATATTCAGCGTCACGGTGTACGCTGGCGGAATGAACAACTGGCCAACAACCGTCAAGAACTGGCCGACCGTCGCCCAGGGTGATCCGCTTGCGCCAGTACCAGTTGAATCGCTTCCCGTCGTCGAGATGTAGTAGTTCAGGTTGCTGGTGACGACCGTAGGCGGTCCTGTCGGACCTGTCGCACCCGTGGCTCCAACACCTGTCGGACCAGTAGCCCCAGTCGGGCCGCTGGCGCCGGTCACGCCTGTTGGCCCTGTAGTACCAGTTGGTCCGGTGACGCCCGTGGCTCCAACGCCGCCAGTATTGCCTGTTGGACCTGTGGCCCCGGTCGTGCCCGTGGTCCCTGTGGCCCCGGTGGGGCCAGTAGGTCCCGTGGGTCCAACTTGTGTGCTCCACGACAAAGTGCCGTTGCCATCAGTAGTCAAGACTTGATTCAGAGCGCCGGCAGTCGCCGGGAACGTGAGCGGTGCAACCACCAACTGATCGCCTGCGCCGAATTGGCGCACCTGGCCGGCGTCCATTATCAGTGGTGTGTGCTGTGCCACATTGAAACTCCCGTCCCGTGATTACAGCTTGATCGGAGCCATAATCATCAAGTCCAACTTCGTTGAACTGATGGCGCGCCCAACACGCACTACGAATTGGCCAGTCGTTGTCGGAGCCGTCGGTGTAAGCGTCCCTGCCGTAGCTGCGCCCAGAAAGTAGACCGTCCCAGGCGTCAGGCCGCCCGTGGTTCCTGCGACGGCATCCCACTGCGCCGTCGTCGCCGTCAAGACACCATCAACCAGAATGTTCCCGGAGACAGTTGTGGCAATCGAAACGTCTGCCACCAAGCCGAGAACTTCGGTGGTGCTCTGCGCGCTTGCCTGCGCCAAGTCAACATTGCCGTTGGACTTCGTGCGGACTGGAGAACAGATCACGATGGTCCCGGCGTTGTCATTGACCATCGTGATGTCATCGACACCGCTTGCGCCCGTCGCACCGACCGGCCCTGTCGCTCCGGTGACGCCCGTGGCTCCCGTCACGCCAGTCGGGCCCGTCGCGCCCACCGGACCGGTTGCCCCAGTGGGTCCTGTCGCCCCCGTGGTCCCCGTGGCCCCGGTGACGCCCGTTGCACCCGTGGTTCCGGTCGCGCCCGTGGTCCCCGTTGCACCCGTAGTGCCAGTCGGTCCCGTGGCGCCGGTCACGCCCTGCTGGCCGGCGAGCCCGATGTTCCAGTCGGTGTACGGTCCACCCGAGCCACCGACCAGATCGACGTTCACGATCAGGGTGGTGCCCGAGTAGGACGTGACCAACCCTTCCATGAAGTTCGTCGGCCCAGCCGCGTGAGCCGCGCGCGCCCTGTTGCCCACAAGGTAGGCCAGGTTCGCTTGCGTGGTGAACGTCGTGCTGCCGGTTGCGATGGAGAGCGAACTTGTGGACGTGGCCGAATAGGTCGGCCCCGTGGCTCCGGTCGCTCCGGTGACGCCCGTGGCTCCCGTCACGCCAGTCGGGCCCGTCGCGCCAACCGGACCGGTCGCCCCCGTGGGTCCTGTCGCACCTGTGGTTCCCGTGGCCCCAGTGACGCCCGTTGCACCCGTGGTTCCGGTCGCGCCCGTGGTCCCCGTTGCGCCCGTAGTGCCAGTCGGTCCCGTGGCTCCGGTCACGCCTTGCTGGCCGGCGAGCCCAATGTTCCAATCGGTGTACGGTCCGCCCGAGCCACCGACCAGATCGACGTTCACGATCAGGGTGGTGCCCGAGTAGGACGTGACCAAGCCTTCCATGAAGTTCGTCGGTCCAGCCGCGTGAGCC